CGAGCAAGACGAGAAGACGAAACGCATCGAGTATCATGGTTATTCCTCGCAATGGGGAGAGGAGTCATTTCCGGACGACGTGATCGTAACGAGATTGCTAGACCGCCGAAGCCCGCTTTACGATCTCAAGGTTCGTACCGGGCTCGTACCCGATCCGGAGACCGGAGAGAAAAAGGACGAGGAAGAGAATGGCTATACGTTAAGCCTCAATATGCCGGTACCGGGGCGTTTTTATTACAACCGCCCTTATTGGTGGTCCATCTTCCTCGATTGGTACGAGTTCAGTTGCGCCATCCCGAAATTCAAGAAGGCGTTGCTGAAAAACCAGATGGTCTTGAAATATCACGTCTCCATCAACATGAAATTTTGGGACAAGCTTTACGACTCGGAAGGTATCCCCAAGGATGACAAGAAGAAACGGAACGAGCGCAAGAACGCTTTCCTACAACAACTGAACGACTTCCTTTCCGGAGAGGAGAACGCCGGCAAGAGCTTCGTATCCCATTTCCGGTATGATCAGATCAATAAATACGAGGAGAGCGATATCATCATCAAGCCCTTGGAATCATTTATCAAGGGCGGTGAGTATATCGAGGACTCGGAGGAAGCGACAAACGTGATCTGTAACACGATGGGCGTACATCCGTCCTTGAAAGGAGCGTCGCCCGGGAAATCGAAGAACATCAACGGTACCGAGGCCCGGGAGTTATTCATTATCGCCCAAGTACTGTTCAAGCCGCTCCGGGACATGATGGTTCTCCCGCTATACCTAGCCCGGGAGATCAACGGATGGGGAAAAGACATCGAGTTCGTGATACCCAATATCATGCTAACGACACTCGATAAGAACACGGGATCGGAAAAGAGTATCGGTAACGAAAAAGTATAATCATGACACAGCCATTCCTACAAACGATAGATGATTTGAGGCATACCGTCAAGGTAAACGCCTCATTTAAGTTCGAGATATTGGAGCCTTATCTTCAAGACGCTTTCGATCGATATATCGTCCCCTACCTCGGGGAAGCCTTGGTCGATCGGCTGTATCGAGAGCCGTTAACGGAAGATATCCTTACGATCAAGACGCTCGCCAGCCGGACACTGGGACCATTGGCCGTGGCGATAGCCAGTCCGGAGCTAGGGGTCTTGATCGGTGACAGCGGGCATACGGTAGGCCGGAACGATAAGTTCACCGTAGCCAGCGACCAAAAGATCGCCCGATCGGAAGAGAGCATGCAGGAACGGGGATGGAATAACTTGGATAAGCTACTGGAGCATCTCGGAAGCCACGAGAACGACTATCCGGAATGGAAAGAAAGCCGCTATTACAAGAACCAAGCCAACGACCACTACCTTAATTCCGCCCGGGAGTTTCAGGATTACGGTAAGGTGAATATCGATTATTCCCGGTTGACCTTCGAAAAGTTCCGTCCCCTACTCGATACACTGGAGATGAAGCTATGCCGCTGGATCGGGACCACTCTTGACAAGAGCTTAAAAGACACCTTAAGAACCGGCGTGGATGATCCGCTCCGGATCAAGCTGATTGATTATATCCGGGTATGGCTCGCCATGTACGTAGCCAAGCTCCATACCAGCCAAACCACCCGGGTACAACGTACGGCGGCCGGCCAGCTGGAGTTTAAACCCGTGATCTATCCGCTGTATTCCGATCCCACGGACAACGGTAATTTCTACGCCGAGCAGGTAACGTCGTTAGAAGCGGTAATCGAGGATTACATGAAAGTTTACGCCCCGGAACTAGGCCTCCCCGCTCCTATCAAGAACGACTTTAATTCCAAGGACAAACATATTTTCGTATTATGAGAAAAATAACGATCAAAGATATCGATTACCTCGTGCCCGGCACATGGGATGAGATGACAGCGGAACAGCTTTGCTTTCTCGCCAATATTTTGAACTCGAAAAGTACGGCCCAAGAAGCCAAGGTCAAGATGCTATTGTTTTGCCTGTCCGCGAGAATCCGGCGATACCAGAAAGCCAATGGAACCGGTTACGCCGTTTCCCTTCCCAAAGATCGTATATGGATCACGGCCGAGCAACTGGCGGCGTTGAGCACCATCTTTGATTTCTTATTCCAAGAGACAGAAAAAGGGATCGAGCTGGATATCCGCTTAACCCGTAACCCATTCCCCGTCTACAAAGACAAAGATATCGAGTTATACGGCCCGGAAGACGGCCTGACCAATATCAGCTACGGACAGTTCATCATGCTACAGACTTGGCAACAGCGGATGAGACAGGATTTATTCGAGGCATTGGATAACTTCCTATCCATAATCTGGAAAGACGGCTCATTCTCCATACGTGAGGACGGTGATCCGGCTTGGTTCCGGAATGTAGAGCCGATCGTAAAGACAGTCATGTTCTGGTACTACCTAGGTAGCATGAATTTCATACAAGCAAAGTTCTCCCGGGTATTCTCCTCCGGAGGGAATGAAGCCCCTTTGGATATATTCGACACGCAACAACGCATCGTGGATGAGATGGCCAGCGGAGACGTGACCAAGAAAGAACAGGTAAAACAATCCCTTTTATACGACGCTCTCTATACCCTAG